AAATCAAATCAAATCAAATGGAAACTCCTACAATGGAAACCGAGGACTTAAAAGAATTAAGGACTCTTAACGAAGAATTCGTTAAAACAAGAATGAGATTAAGCGATGTAATAGTTACCCTTTCTCGTCTTGAGAAAGATAAGGTTGCTCTTATTACCGATATCGAAAATAAAGCCGCTAGTTTAAGTCAGATACAGGCAGGACTTGAAGCTAAGTATGGCAAAAAGAATGTCAACTTAGAGACAGGAGTCTTAACGGAAGTATAATGTATATACGTAAAGTTGCCATTGGGCCAGACTATAAGTCTGGGGCGATGCATTATGTTCACGGCAATACTATTCAAAAAGGATCTTCTTATGTTATCCATGCCATTCAACGCCTCGACAATGGTAATATAAAAATATGGATAAGCAAAGGTAAAGAAGTGGTATTGTGGAAAGAGTTCAATGCCAATATGCCCTATTCTATAGAATATAATATATCTTTTACCTAATGCAGTCTCCTTATAATTTTATTATAAAACCTAAAGGAGGAAGAAGATATAATAATATTAACGAAGATGGCTTAGTGATAAGCACCTCCCAGGAAGACCATACGGTTACTAATCGCTATGGAATAGTGGAGGCTATCCCTATGGGATACCAAGGAGGCATAAAACGAGGAGACATTCTGTTGGTTCATCATAATGTATTTAGAAAATATTATGATATGAAAGGACGAGAACGCTCTGGCCCCTCCTATGTTAAGGATGATATATATGTAGTATACTGGGATCAGTTCTTTTTATATAAAAGTGATGGTCAATGGAAAGCCCACAACCCGTATTGTTTCATTCGCCCTTTACCCAATACCGCTTTAAATTACGCTAATTTTAATGTTGAAGAGCCAAAGGAATTATTTCTTATTGGAGAAATTGCGTATATTAATGACCAGTTAATTTCTCTGGGATTGAAAGTGGGAGATAAAATATCCTTTGCCCCAGAAAGCGAGTACGCTTTTGAAATTGAGGGAGAGAAATTGTATCGAATGTTTACAAGAAATATATGCCTAAAGTTATAGATATAAACGACTTAAAGATTAAAATTATTGAAGCCGGAGAATTAGCTGTCCGGCAATTGATAAAAGTTGCTCGTGAAGAAATAATAAAGCCAGATCCCGAAGATGAACTGGCAGCTGACAGATTGAAGAATGCCGCTGCCACGAAGAAACTGGCAGTATTCGATGCCTTTGAGATTCTTCAGCGTATCCAAGATGAGAGAGCGATATTAGAGGGAGATCCCTCTGCATACGAAAAAACCCTTGCTCAAGGATTTGCTGAACGAAGATCACAATAATGGATAAAGGGCTATATACTATAATACCAACTCTTACTTCTGCTTTCCCCATCCCTAACACGGTTGTTAAAAACAAAAATCGTTTAAAGGCATGGAAGTATGGATATAATGAGAAATATGATATTGTCATTATCTCCAGAGATGGAACCTTGGGAGATATCTACGAGATAAATGGCTTTAGGATAGGACTACCGATGCCCCCAAAATCTTTACCTAAAGGTGAGGGTCGATGGGTACGCAAAGAATATCCCAAAGATTTATCCCGGATTCGGACTATATTTGACTGGAACAAAAGGGATAATATCTTTAAAAGCAAATGGATAGATTATATCGAAAGAGAATATGAGAAAAGGGAAAAAGGATACTGGCTATATAATAATAAGGAGCCTACCTTTATTAGTGGCACTCACTATATGTATCTCCAATGGACAAAGATAGATGTAGGTCATCCGGAGTTCCGTGAGGCAAACAGAATATTTTATCTCTTTTGGGAGGGATGTGTAGCTGATTTTAGATGTTATGGGATGTGTTATCTCAAAAACAGACGGTCGGGATTTTCTTTTATGAGTTCTGCAGCTGGAGTACATACTGCTACCATTACTCGTGATGCGAGAATAGGCATTCTTTCAAAAACGGGAGCCGATGCCAAAAAGATGTTTACAGATAAGGTGGTTCCAATATCTAATCATTACCCATTCTTTTTTAAACCCATCCAGGATGGGATGGATAAACCGAAAACAGAACTAGCCTTTCGTGTGCCTGCCTCCAAGATTACTCGAAAGAATATGTTTGAAACGGAAGATATGGCAATTGATGGTCTGGATACCGTTATCGATTGGAAAAATACTTCTGATAATAGCTATGATGGAGAGAAACTATTGAGGCTCATCCATGATGAGTCGGGGAAATGGGATCGACCAGAGAACATATTAAATAACTGGAGGGTAACAAAAACGTGTTTAAGATTAGGCAGTAGGATAGTAGGTAAATGTTTGATGGGATCAACCTCTAATGCCTTGGATAAAGGAGGGGAGAATTTCAAAAAACTATTCGAGGACTCTAGTCCCGATATAAGGAATGCCAATGGACAGACAAAGTCTGGACTCTATTCCTTATTTATTCCTATGGAGTGGAACTTCGAGGGCTTTATGGATAGGTACGGATGGCCCGTACTGACTACCCCAGAAGAGAAAGTCGAATCTATAGATGGGGGATTCATTTCTCAAGGAGTAGTAGATTACTGGAATAATGAAGTTGACTCTTTGAAACATGATGCCGATGCTTTAAATGAGTTTTATCGGCAGTTCCCACGTACCCAGGCTCATGCCTTTAGAGACGAAAGCAAGAATTCTTTATTTAATCTAACGAAGTTATATCAACAGATAGATTATAATGGCGATTTAATTCCCGCTCACGTTCTCACACGAGGGACATTCCATTGGAAAAATGGAGAAAAAGATAGTGAAGTAATATGGAGTCCTGATAGAAGAGGAAGATTTTTGGTGTCATGGATACCCCCTCTTCATCTTCGCAACAATGTATTAGAAAAAAGGAATGGCAAATATGCAGGCAATGATCATTTAGGAGTGTTTGGATGTGACCCCTATGACATTTCTGGCGTGGTAGTAGGGGGAGGATCAAAAGGTTCTCTTCACGGACTGACCACATTTCATATGGATGATGCTCCTACCAATCACTTTTTTTTAGAATATATCGCCCGTCCCCAAACGGCAGAGATATTCTTTGAGGAAGTTTTAATGGCGTGTGTCTTTTATGGGATGCCAATTTTAATAGAGAACAATAAACCTCGCCTCCTTTATCACTTTAAAAATAGGGGATATAGGGGATTTTCAATGAACCGACCGGACAAGCCTAATGCCAAGCTATCCAAAACGGAGAGAGAACTGGGAGGAATACCCAATACTTCTGAAGATATAAAGCAATGCCATGCCGCAGCAATAGAATCCTATATAGAAAAATATGTGGGGTATGATAGCGAGGGGACATATAGAGAGAGTGATGAGATGGGAGATATGTTTTTTACTCGTACATTAATGGACTGGGCGAGATTTGATATTACTAGGAGAACGAAGTATGATGCCGCCATCAGCTCCGGACTCGCCATAATGGCAAATCAAAGACATATTTATAGCCCCATTAAGAAAGAATCAAAAATAAGCGTTAAATTTGCAAGATACACCAATAAAGGATCAATAAGCCAAATTATAAAATAATGAAATATTCACCAATTATTATTAGCCCCTTATCCTTTCCTGGACAACTAGCCTCTGATAGTGAAAAAGCCTCACCCGACTTTGGGTTACGCATAGGACAAGCTATACAGTTTGAATGGTTCCGGAGAGATGGCAACACCTGTCAATTTTATAATCAATGGCTCGAATTCCATAGACGGAAACTTTATGCTAGAGGGGAGCAGTCGGTTGCTAAATATAAAACGGAATTTGCCGTTGATGGCGATATGTCCTACTTGAATTTAGACTGGACACCTGTCCCCATCATTCCCAAATATGTAGACATTGTAGTTAATGGCATGAATGATAGACTCTTTACCGTCAAAGCCGAGGCAGTAGATGCTATGGCATCGGAGCGAAAGTCGGCATATCAGAATATGATTGAGGGAGATATGATAGCTAAAGACTTTTTATTGCAAACAGAAAAAGATTTTGGGGTCAATGCCTTTAATGTCCAAGCCGATAAGTTGCCCGAATCGGATCAAGAACTGGCTCTTTATATGCAAATGAATTACAAACCGGGAATAGAAATAGCCGAAGAGGAGGGTATACAAACCCTTTTAAAGGAGAATCATTATGATGATATTAGGCGTAGAGTAGATTATGACCTCATGGTGTTGGGAGTGGGAATGCTTAAACATTCATTTTTGCCTAATAGTGGAGTACAAATAGATTATGTAGATCCGGCAAATGTAGTATATAGCTATACCGAGTCTCCAACTTTTGAAGATTGCTTTTATTTTGGTGAGGTAAAACGTATCCCCGTTTCAGAACTTATCAAGATAAATCCAGAAATAACTGATGATGAGTTAAAAGATATAGTACAACTAGGGTCTGCGTGGTTCGATTATTATGGGATATTACGCCCCTATAGAGACAGTATGTTTGAAAAAGATGTGGTTACCCTACTCTATTATAATTATAAGACCACAAAACATATGGTCTATAAGAAAAAATTTCTAGAGAATGGGGGTGAAAGAACATTGCGTAAAGATGAAAACTTCAATCCCGAAACTGATGATCAAGATAGATTTATAAAGCAAGAGCGTAGAATTGATGTCTGGTACGAGGGCATAATGGTATTAGGTAGTAATTATCTTTTAAAATGGGAGTTAGCAAAAAACATGGTCCGTCCACAATCGGCATCGCAGTTTGCATTGCCCAATTATGTGGCTGTGGCCCCCAGAACATATAAAGGAGTCATTGAATCACTAGTGAGGAGGATGATACCTTTTGCCGACCTAATTCAAATGACCCACCTCAAATTGCAACAGGTATTGCAAAGAGTGGTTCCCGATGGAGTATTCATTGATGCCGATGGCTTAAATGAAGTAGACCTTGGGACTGGGGCAGCCTATACTCCGGAAGATGCTTTGAGATTGTATTTCCAAACTGGTAGTGTGATAGGAAGAAGTTTTACCCAGGATGGGGAATATAACCACGCTAAAATTCCCATACAAGAACTTAATGCTAATAGCGGTCAAGCAAAAATCAAGAGTCTAGTAGAGAGTTATAATCACTATCTTAATATGATAAGAGATGTAACGGGACTTAATGAAGCTCGAGATGCATCTACTCCTGATCCTAACTCATTAGTAGGTCTTCAGAAATTAGCGGCACTTAATTCTAATACGGCTACTAGACATATTCTGGAGGGTAGCTTATTTATTACGAAGAGATTAGCCGAAGCTTTATCCATTAGAATGGCAGACATATTAGAGTACTCCGACTTTAGGGAGGAATTCGCCAATCAAATAGGAAAGTATAATATTAATCTTCTCGAAGATGTAAATAAATTATACTTACATGACTTCGGAATATTTATTGAAGTAAGTCCGGATGAGGAGGAGAAAGCCCAATTAGAATCCAATATTCAAATGGCACTCCAGAAAGATAGCATTAATCTCGAAGATGCCATTGATATTAGGTTACTTTCAAATTTGAAGTTAGCCAATGAATTGCTTAAAGTAAAAAGAAAAGAAAAACAAAAACAAGACCAAGAGGCTGAAGAAAAGAAAATGCAGATGCAGTCACAAATAAATATGCAGTCACAACAGGCAGCGGCCCAAACGGAGATGCAAAAAATAGAAATGCACACCCAGTCGAAGATAAAGATTGAACAAGCCGAGGCGGCATTCGAAATAGAAAAGCTTACCGCAGAGAAGAACCTCAAGCAGGAACTTATGCAAACAGAATTTAAGATGCAGATGCAGTTGAAAAGACAAGAGGGAGACAATTTGCAGAATCGAGAAACGGAAAGGGAGAAAGCTAAAGATCAGCGGGTATCTCAACAAAATACCCAGCAATCACATCTAATTGACCAACGCCAACAACGGGGGCCGACTATGGATTTTGAGTCAAATGAAGACACACTAGATGGCTTTGATATGGCTCAATTTGACCCAGGTTAGGAAAAAGTAAAAAAAATTTACTAACTTTGTTAGGTGGATACTAAATACTAAAATTAAATCTAATCTAATATGGCAGAGTTTCAAGTTAAGTCTCTTGACGATACCGACACAAAGTCAGCACAAGAAATTGAGGCTAATCTTTTAAAGGAAAAAGATGAGTCTCTCCCGGCTACCGAAACCACGAACGTGGAAAAGACGGAGCCAATTTCTAAAGACCAAAATGTCACTACTGAACCAACCACAGATGAAGCACCCCTTAAAAAAGAGGAACTTGATCTTAATGAAAATAGCGTTCTTTCATATATTAATGATAAATACGATAGAGAAGTTAACTCTATTGATGAACTCTTAAATACTGAAGATAAGGATGCCGACCTCCCAGAGGATGTCGCAGCTTTTATGAAGTATAGAAAAGAAACGGGACGAGGGATAAATGATTATGCTCAGTTGAGTGTTAATTATGATGACTTTGACCCGGACAATCTTTTAGCCGAGTACTGGAAACAAACTAAACCTCATCTTGATGAAGAGGATATTAAGTTTGAGATGGATTCAAATTATGGATATGATCCAGATTATGATGACGAGAGAGAGGGTAAAAAACGTACGATAGCTAAAAAACAGGAACTTTCTAAAGCGAAAGAGTATTTCGAGAATCTGAAAAAAGAATACCTAGTACCAGTAGAGTCTGCCGGGGCAGGTCTTTCGGAAGATGATCAGAAAAGCTATGATGCTTTTAAAAAGTCAGCCAAAGAGTCCAAATCTCAACAAGAACATACTCAAAAGAGGCAAGAGTATTTCGCAACAAAAACAAATGAATTGTTTTCTGAAGACTTCAAAGGTTTTGAGTTTTCCATAGGAGATGATAAAAATGTTGTTTATAAACCTGGTAACGGGGAACAAATGCGAAATTCACAAGCTAATTTAGAGAAGTTTGTTAACAAGCACATCAATAAAGATGGATTTGTAAATGATGTTGGGGAATATCATCGCTCATTAGCGGTAGCTTTAAATCCAGAGGGATTTGCAAAGTTCTTTTATGAGCAGGGCAAAGCAGATACTATAGACAATGTAACTAAAGAAACAAAGAACATTGATATGGGATCAGTTCGATCTGCTCCAGAGAGTGTAAATACTGGAGGCTTTAAGGTAACCAATATGAGTAATGAGAAATTGGGTTCCAGGCTAATAATACGATCAAATAAAAATAATTAAAAATTGAAAACAAAAAATTAAAATATTATGGCAGCAGGTGTACAAGCGGTACCGGGTTTTGAATTAACCCCGTCCGCATCGAAAACTACTTTGCCTACTAATTATATAACCAATTTCAACTTCTTGAATCAGTACTTACCTGATACATATGAAAAGGAATTTGAAAGATATGGTAATAGAACGGTAGCATCGTTTTTAAGAATGGTGGGAGCAGAACTACCCACAAATTCAGATATGGTTAAATGGGCAGAACAAGGCAGATTACATACCAAGTATGTAGGAGCAGAAACGGCAATAGCAGCAGGTCCAGCAGCAGGGCCAGTCGTGTGGCTTACTGGTCCAGGAGCAGGAGGAACAAATCCTATATGTAACTTCAGAATTGGTCAAACAGTTTTTCTTTCTGAAGATGGTGGAGCAAATTCCAATAAAGGTATTATTACTACTGTAGGTGTAGGAACAACTGATGAGTTTACCGTAGCTTACTACGAGGCAAATCAGACCATTCCGGCAGCAACTAGTTGTAGTGTCTTCGTTTATGGCTCTGAATTCAGAAAAGGAGATGGAGGGATGATAGACTCTCTAGATTCTGAAGATATCTTCTTGGATAACAAACCGATCATCATCAAAGAAAACTATACTGTAGCAGGTTCTGATATGGCACAGATTGGATGGGTAGAAATTACCTCTGAAAATGGAGCCACAGGATACTTATGGTATTTGAAATCTGAACATGATACTCGTTTGAGATTCGATGACTATCTTGAGATGTCAATGATTGAGGGTGTTCCGGCACAAACAGGTTCTGGAGCAGCAGCGTTCTTAGTGTCTTCAGCATATCCCGTTGGTTCTACACTCCCACAGCGTGCAGGTACTCAAGGATTGTTTGATGCTATAAATGCTAGAGGTAACGTATTTGGAGGTGGTAACCCAACTTCATTAGCCGACTTCGATGCTATTATCCAAAGACTTGATAAGCAGGGAGCCATTCAGGAAAATGTGATCTTCTTAAACAGACAATTCGGATTCGATGTCGATGATATGTTAGCGGCCCAAAACTCCTACGGAGCTGGAGGCACTTCATATGGTCTTTTTGACAACGATGAAGATATGGCTTTAAACCTTGGTTTCCACGGATTTAAAAGAGGATATGAATTTTATAAAACTGACTGGAAGTATCTTAACGATGCAACTTTAAGAGGTGATACCGATGGTGGTGGAATTAATGGGGTATTAGTCCCAGCAGGTTCTACTAGCGTTTATGATCAGATTCTTGGAAAGAATGCTAAAAGACCTTTCTTACACGTTAGGTATCGAGCATCTGAAACTGAGGATAGGAGATATAAATCTTGGATTACAGGTTCTGCAGGAGGAGCGCAGACTAGCACCATTGATGAAATGAATGTTAGTTTCCTTTCTGAAAGATGTCTTTGTACTCTGGGAGCGAATAACTTCTTCTTATTCCAGAATGCAGGAGGAATTTAAGTTTAGTGTGTGATAAGTAGATGGGAGGGGTTAAACCCTCCTATCTTTTAATTTAATCAAATCAAATCTAATTATGTTACAGAATTCAACTACAACAAAATCTAAAGATAGGATCTATCGGTTAATAACCGATGCTACTCCTATATGTTATATGTTACCAACGAGGCATACTCATAGACAAGCCTTATTGCATTATGACGGCACTACCAATCGTGCATTACGATTTGCTACAAATCAAAAATCCTTTTTTGAAGATGAACAAGATGGCAATGCCATTTTAGAACCTATCATTTTTGAAGATGGCTCTTTGATAGTTCGCAAAGGCGATATTATCCGGCAAAAGTTTTTGACCATACATCCTCTTAATGGGGTAGTATTCGAGGAAGTTAATACGGAGCGTGATGCCCAGGCAGAACTGGAAGATATGAATATTGTTCTTGATGCCCAAGTAATGGCGAAAGAGATGTCTATTGATGTGTTAGAGGCAATAGGTCGAGTGATGTTAGGTCTTCATGTCGATAAAATGTCTTCAGCTGAAATACGCAGAGATGTATTATTATATGCAGAACGAAATCCAGAGGACTTTATGGAGATTGCCAATGATCCTAAATTGAAGTTAGATAATACGGCAGCTTTATTATTCCAAAAAGGATGGCTCAGAACACGTAATAAGAATCGTGATGTCTTTTTTAATATCGATGGCAATAAGCGTAGGATGTTTACCGTGCCGTTAAATGAGCATTGGGTAAAGGCAACAGTTGCGTATTTTAAAACCAATGAGGGCATTGAGGCATATGAATTGCTTTCAAAGTTATTAGAAGAAGATAAATAGTTGTATATTTATGCAAGTTTTAAAATTTATAAAAAAAATATAAAAAAATGGCAGATTTTTTATCAATAGGAATGAACACTACCTTAGAGAGTGGTGCAGCAACTTCTACAGTAGCCTCTGAACTTAATGACACGGCAGCAACATTTGTTACTAATGGTGTTAATGTTGGTGATATTGTATATAATACCACCGATGATACTTCGGCAACAATAACTGTGGTAGATAGCGAAACGGTACTTACCTTATCAGCTAATATCATGGCTAACACCGAAACATATGTGGTAGTATCAGCAACATTAGAAACGGAATATTTGATTTCTTCGAAACCAATTTTCGCAAATCAAGCCTCTACTACTTCATGTGTGATTAGCTATGCATCACCTGCTTTGAATACTTGTACTATCACCCATTCAGCAGGTGATTTACAACAAGCTATCCAAACTGCAATGAAATTAGCGGCCTCTCATAGTTCAGCACCTGATTCGGCAACTGATGTTGTCAAACCA